ATTAACGCGTCCGGTGTGGCGTGGGAGATTACGGTTAAGACGCAGGAGGACATCTAATGGCAATCAAGCCTCCGAAGCGATTCGAGGTGGTTTCCTACCGGGATACTAGTGGGGCCATGACGGATGTCGTGGTGACTGGCCTCCAAGAAACCGCACCGGCTGCTGCGGATATTACCATCGCGACAAACGGAGCAGGTGGAACTCTCGCGGCGGCTACGTATTCGTATCGAGTGAGTGCTGTCATTGACGGCATTGAAACGCAGGCAAGCACGGCAAAGACTCAGGTCACCACAGGGTCCACGTCTACGGTTAACATGCCCACCATGACGTTCACGGACACCGGTGCGGTAACACCTTCCGGTGCTCTCCCAGCAGCTTCTACGGCAGTAAGTTTCCGTAACTACGGCACGAAGGCTACGCAAACGAACGTGGCTGCCGCCACTGCCATGAAGCAGACGAACGTTTACTACAATTTCTGAGGTGACTTGATGGCCTGGGTGGAAAAAGTCAATCGTCACGTTGCCATGGTAGTGACCATCGGTGGAAAGACACGACGACGACCGGGAATCATTACCGGGTTTTCAATAGGTGATTCCGCGCCACTGATTCGAGTAGGTCACGGCGGAGAAACTTACGGAAATGCCACTAACGGTGTTGTTCGACGTACTTCAACTATTGACAATACTGTACCTGTTTACACTTCTTGGTAGGAGATTAAGCATGGCTGTTGCGACGATTACTCAACCTACGGAGAACTTCAAGTTGAAGAGTGCTCCACCGGACGGATACGTGACCATTCGCCGCATGACTTGGGGAGAAAAGCTCAAGCGTCAGAGCATGATGACCAAGTACCGGATGGAAATGGCAAAGACGACTAAAGACAAAGATATGGCCTTGGACGTCGATATCATGCAGGAGAAAGTTTCTCACTGGGAATTCGCGAACCTAATCGTAGAACACAATCTCACCCATGAAAAGGAAACCGCACTTAACTTCCGTAACATTGCCGATATCGATCGGCTTGGTCCGATCGTTGGTGAAGAGATTCAGAAGTACATCGACGAGATGAACTCCTTCGAGGAGGAAGAGGAAGTAAAAAACTAGAGCGGGGCCTCTATGAAGCTATAGTGGCCGACAAAAAAGAAGTTGATTGGGAAGTTGCCACAATCATCTCGATGGTCAATCTATCTGAAGGTCTACATGCACTTCCTCAGACCGGAGGACTGTTAGATCAAGACTCTCTATTTATACACTATTACATGCATATATCAGAGCTGCGTGAAATGCGTAGAAAATTGGACGAACACAAAGCGAGTGTGCATAGACCCCATTCGAGGACTTCAGGAGCGCATAGGTAGTGGCTAGCACCAGGGAACTCTGGGTTATTCTGCGGGGTCGTGACGAAGCCTCTCGGATGGTTCACTCCTTTGCGCGTAACGTCCGCGATGCAAGCAATGCTGTACGGGCCGCGCAACTACAATCTCAGGCTGCTGCTGTTCGTCAGCAGGCTCAGCTTCTTCGTACTAATGGAGCAATCGCGCAGCAGGTACGCGCGATTAATAATCACGTCATTGGTCTGGACAAGCAAGCTAAGGCACTAACGCTATCCGCGGCGCAGGCACGTGAATATAGAGATACTGTACTTAGGGCCAATGGTGCGACGAATCAACAAGTTGCAGCAATAAACGATAGTATCAGAACATTCGAACGTCGTGCTGCTGTTCTTCGTTCAGAGGCAGCGGTAGCACGAAATAGCATGGCTGCAATGACAGCCGGCTTAGACGATCAGGTTCGGGCTCTTAACACTCATGCGGCGGCACTTGATACAGAAGCACGAAGGCTACGAGATGCAGATCGTGCGGCGGCAAACCACGCTCGTACTCTACGTCATCTGTCTGTAGGTTTTCAGCAGACTTCCGATGTTGCGCTCGGATTTACTTTTGCTTTGGGTGCTGCTGCTGCGGCTGGTGGAATCTTCATTGCAAAGGCTGTTCAAGCAACTGTTGCGTACGAGAAGCAAGTGCGTCTTACTGCTACCCAGGTGGACAAATTTGCGGGGAATCTCGAAGAGCTAGGTGACGTTGGTATTCGCGTTGCCAATCAGATTGGCGTCGAATTCCAACAAATCCAACCCGCGTTGTTTGACATCTTCTCTTCGATGGAAGTCGGGGTTAAAGATGCCGAAAAGCTGTTGAAGGCGTTCGCCAAGGGCGCAGTTGCCGGTCAGGTTGAGATTCAAGACGTTTCGCGGGCTACAATTGGTCTGATGAACGCCTTCAACCGACCAGTTTCTGACGTAAACAAACTCCTTGACATTCAGTTCCAACTGGTTCAGGAAGGTATTGGTACATACGAAGAGTGGAATCAGCGAATTGGTCTGGTGACGCCTTCTGCGGTGCGTGCCGGCCAGTCAGTCGAAATGATGGCTGCGGCGCTAGCGTCGGCTACTCGTATGGGCCTTTCGGCCGCGAGGTCGGGCACATCTGTGGCGCGAGCAATGGACGCCATGTCGCACCCGAAAGCTGTCAAGAACATGGAGCAGTTGGGCATCAAGGTCCGTGATGCCCGAGGCAAGTTCCTGCCGATGAACCAGGTGCTTCGAGACTTCCGAACGGTCCTAAATAAGATGCCAGAAAAAGATCGCGTGGCAGCGATTCTGGATGTCTTCAAGGGCGCTGGTGGAACTATTGAAGCTCGACGGTTCTTGCAGAACATGTTGTTGGGTAAGAAGAACATCGAGCTATTCGATCAGGTGCTCGGTGAAATGCAAAACACCTCCGGCAGCATGGAAAAAGCTTACGGAACGATGGCTGATTCCGTATCGACCAAGACCGAGCTGTTGCGTAACAAATGGGAAATCTTGAAGATTGGCGTTGGCGAAGCGCTGGTTCCTTCGGTTCTGCGTTTGGTGGATGCCCTAAGTCGGGCGCTAGATTGGTTCAATAAGCTCCCAGACAGTACTAAAAATATCGTCACCCAATTCCTCCTGTGGGGTACTGCGGGAGCAGCGGTAGGCGCTGTCCTGTTTGGGTTGGTTGCGATTATTGGATTTGTAGCGGCAGCTCTTACCACGGCCGGTGGAACGATCCTCATCGTGTTGGGTGTGTTGGCTCTGCTTACCGCTGGAATCGTTGGATTTGGTGCGGCTATCCTTGCCGCGTATAAAGAGAGTGAAGTTTTCTTTATTCGTCTAAAAGACATCATTGTAGAATTCGCCACGAACGTTTGGGAAAGCTTCAACACTAACGTGCTGCCTCCGCTGAAGGAATTCTGGCGGATTGTCAGCGAAGAAGTTATTCCCGTTGTTAATGCTACGACTAAGCAATTCTCGGAAGAGCTTATTCCCAAGATTGAAGAGGCTGCTCGAATTGTTGAAGATACGTTGGGTGGCGCATTTAGGATAGTTGGCAACCTCATTAAGAACGAACTTAACCCTGCGCTTCAGGATCTGACAAAGTGGTGGAACGAAAATCGCACTGAATTAATGCCTTTGATCACTGCGTTGGGTCAATTGGCCAAGGCCATGATTATTCTCATCGGGCTTATTGGTGCTACTGGCTTGGTTTCTGCGCTATCTTCTGCGATTATCGCCTTCAAGATGTTCTCGTCGCAGCTCAAAGTGACGGGTGACATGATTCAATTGGGCATCTTGTGGATTCGAGGTCTTTGGTCGCAGTTTCAAACGCTTATTGGTTGGGTGGGTAGGGCGGGTCAAAAGTTCAACGAATTTAAGATTCTCGTTCCTGGTGCGTTAAAAATAGTCGTAGATAGCATTAAGCGCACATTTAGTAACGCTGGGACGTGGTTGTATAACGCCGGGCAGCAGATTATTAACGGCCTTATTCAAGGTATTAAGGATCGAGTTCCAGGACTTGATGATATTCTTGGTTGGGTTGCACAAAAGGTGCGTGACTACTGGCCGTTCAGTCCGGCTAAGACTGGTCCGTTGTCAGGTAGGGGCTCGCTGTTCTATGCAGGTCAAAACTTGATGAAGGATCTGGGCAAGGGCATTATGCGAGAAGCAACGGGACTGCAACGAATTTCGGGTAGTATCACTGGAATGGTAACGAACCCGCTATTGCCTCCGGCGGGTTCCATCGGGTATGATTCTTTTGGCACTCCACCGCCTGACTCGATTGGCTCGGAGTCGGGTGGGAAAACTATCCATAATGAGTTCAACATTACCACCCAGGAAATTGACCCACGGAAGCACGCGGCTGACTTGGGCTGGGAACTCATGGGACGGATGTAATGACGACTGTTGGCCGTGACTCATTCACGCGTTTAGCTAATGACACCTGGACTTTTGATGAGCTGGGTAATGTTTGGACGCTGAGTGGTACGGGCAGTGGTATCGAAGACATCGAAGTTAACCCACGTCTCACGCCTATCGGGGGTACCAACTCGGGTTTTGAGCTCGGAAGCACGGCACAATGGACAGCCGGCGGCGCAGCAACGCTCGCTTTGGAAAGCATCACGTTCAAGTCCGGATCATTTGCAGGGAAGATTACCAGTGCCGCGAGTGCGGATCCTCGGGCGGAACACGACAAAGTAGCAGTTTCCCCAGATACTACGTATCGGCTCTCTGGATGGC